GGGGTTTTTTCTTAGTTATTTTATTTTAGATATTTTCGAAACTTGCACCAGTAGGTGTAATTAAGAATTCCAAATCAATTATCTCAAGCGACTTTGTTGGTTTAATGTAAATTTTACCAACTAATTGATTTCTATCTAAATCCTCAGGACTTGATGAGAGCGTTACTCTGAAGTCGTATAGACCCCTATCTCTTCTAATCGAATCAAGTATCGGATTAACAGCATCCAAGAAGTCTTGTCTTACCTTACTATCATTTTGTTCGAATAACAATCTAACAGCTACAGCAGAAATTAACTTTCTTGTTTGTAACAACAATCTTCTAACGTTGATTCTATCAAGAGCGGATTCAGCAACTTGTAGAGTCTTATTACCCCAAATTACAGTACCAACATCGCTGAAGGTTGCAATCGGGTTAATTCTACCCTGATACAAGGTGTCTCTATCCTCTTGAGTGAGCTTCTTTCTTGCTTTAACAGAATTTACGATACCTCTTGTGTAACCAGCGGTTGCGAACCAAGGGAATGCAATGTTATCGGTTAGTGCGAAGTTTCTGCAAACTTCACCCGTAGAAGGAATATATACCTGAGTATTATTTACCGTGTCCTTAACAAGAATCCAAGGATAGTAAGTTGCTGTGTAGTTTGTGTCAATATTTGCAGCTTCTAACTGATCAACAATATCTGTTGGTGTGTAGAAATCAGCAGGATCTGAAGCTGTTGGAACAAACATATTCATGTCAGGAGTTGTCATGACATAAAGTGAATCCGCTCTTTCTTGTTCAACCATTGTAATTGTATCCTCAATTAATTGTAAGTTATTTACAAAATCAATACCCGGAGTTACAAGAACGTTAATTGTTGTTGCTTCAGGATTTGCAAATTGTCTGATACCATACAAGTAAGCGTAGAAGTCAGTGTTAGCATAATCGGTAAATGTGTCATTTACAGAGATTTGTTTTAACAATCCAACACCGGTTGCATCAGGATATCTAACTGAAGGACAAGCACCATTTTGGTAACCGGAACCACCTAATTGGAATCTATCAGTATTTGTTCTTGATTCTGTATAAATGTCCCAACCGTCGAAACCATTTTGTAAGTAGAGAGTAAACTTACGAGATTGTAATTTGTAGTAAGGATTATTTGCTGATGTGGGTTCACTCCTGAATGAAGTTACACCAACATCAAACGCAGGTTTACCTGATGTTACATAATCAGAAGAAATCTTTACAACGCTAGCACCAGAATCCATGTGGAAACCTTTTGTTAAATACAACCAAGAATCTGATGTTTCACTTGTGCAAAGCTCAACTGATGAAACATTTTTCTTACCTTTGTAGTAGAAGAAATCTGAATCAACCGGAATTTCTGAAGAAATACCTAAGTAAGTATTTCTTACTCTATCGCCGCTACTTGTGATTGAATCTTCAGCACCAGCTAATGTACCAAATGGAGGATTGTAGATAACTTCACCCGGAAAATCATATTTTGTTTTGTAGACAACGAACGGAGATGTTTCATTATCATATTCTCTCATTAAGTAACCCTCGAAACCGCAAGGTAATGCATCAGTAGGATATTCATCACTTAATTCAACCATAACATACTTTGACTTAAGTTCATATTCCCCATCAACAGTACCAATTCTCTTAGCAACGAAGTTATTAAGAGAAGGATTCATGCTACAGTTTGAGAACTTCTCAATTACAACCGGATTTTGATCAGTATCATTATAATCTCTTACCAAGATATCAAATGTTCCATTTGCAAATGAAATATTAGCGATTGAAATCTTAATTTCAGTATTTGCATTTGTACCATCTGAAATACTATGGAATTTAAAGAGCTTAAATACTTTATTACCTCTTAATTCAGACACAATAAACGGAGTAATTGGTGTTTGATATCTATCAAGATACCAACCGATAGAATTTCCATCATTACTTCTCGCACTATCTAAAGCCAATAAGTTACATTGTAAACCTCTTACATAACCCTTATTCCAACCATAAGTTAATAAGTTTGAATAATTTTCTTCAACAAATAAAGGAACTTCGGTTTTTGGTTTGCTAAAGTTACCCGAACCAAGAACTCTATCAATGAAGTTCTTATCGGTGTTACTCATTGAGGTTTTGAAGTTAAAGTATTGACCCGCATCTGTAAAACCAGTAATTGCAAATGACATAAAAGGATTTTTTTGTACTAATTCATAAGAATCTGTGGTACAATCGAGACCAACATAATTTAATGTTGAGATTTCATAAACAGGTCCATTACTTGACACATAATCAACAACACCTCTAGATCTTAGAGTTGCAACAACCAAATCTTGGTAATCATTAAATTGTTTACCAAATAATGTGTAAATTGTACCCGTTAATGTTCCTGTAAAGTAATTGCAGCATGTAACCACCGGAGCAACAGGTGTTTGTGAGGGTACTGGAGCAGCGCAAGGATCTGTTGTTGTCGATGTTGTAGTTGACGTAGATGCTGTTGTACATACCTGACCTGAGAACACTAAACTATTAACAACACTATAGAATGAAATACCTGAGTAGTTAGGTGTTACCGATTCACCGTTAGGTAGTACCGTTACATTAGGTGCAAATTGATTGAATGTTGCAAAGTACCAAGAATCGTTTAATCTTGATGTTAATTGATTCAAGCTAACCGGGTCAGCTACACTAAATACGTTAACCGCATTTGTTGATGCTGTGTAAGCACTTAAGGGTGATACAGTTGTTGCTGAAGCGGGAATAGAACCGAAGTAATAAACTGAGCTTCCGCTTGTACCGGTTGAACTCATAACACCAAAGATTTGCTCTTTTAAATCTTCTTCTAATGTTGAAATACTTCCATTAAACTGCTCATATTCACTTGTAGCATATTGACCAATAATGCTGTTGTAATTTGAATCACCACTAATTACAATACTGCTAAGTGAACAAGTATTACCTGTAAAATTAATTGTAAATGTAATTGGTGCTTCTACGGTGCAACCGCTTGTTAAATATTCACCAGCGGAGCAATAAGTTGTGCAGCTAGATAATGAAACCGTTGCTGGATTCATATTAGCATTAATCTTAATTGACCATGAAGGACCAGCATCATAACCAGAAAGACCAAGAATTCTTGATACAAACAATTGGTTTGATTGCTGTAAATAAGATTTTGCTATGTAAGCAGCTTCATATTTTGGAATTTGTGTGTTTATAAACTTTTCTGGTGATGTTCCACCAAAATAAGTTTCAAATTCATCGTAACTTGTGATGAATATAGGTTCGAAAGCCGGACCTTTTTGAGTTTCACCAGCAATACCTAAGGTTGTGACACCTACACTTTGTGCCACAAAACTTAAGTCTCGCTCTGAAGTGTAAACCCCCGGAGATACAAAGACTTTATTGGATGTTGCCATTTTTTAAAATTTTCTTTTTAATTTATTTTTTTTTTTTTTTTTTTTTTTTTTTTTTTTTTTTTTTTTTTTTTTTTTTTTTTTTTTTTTTTTTTTTTTTTTTTTTTTTTTTTTTTTTTTTTTTTTTTTTTTTTTTTTTTTTTTT